CACCGAATACTAACTGGGGCCTACCTCACTTCACTAGTGATAAAAGCTATCATAGCGATTATCTTAGTAGAGCGAGAGTTGTAAAACATAGCGGATGGAAACATGGTAGCTATTATCCATGTGTGTTGGGAGTACGAAGTCAACCAAGTAATGGCATTCCATCAAAGTGGAGACCTTTGTGGATGGCTGATCATCTCATAATCGGAATTGAGCTCAGCGTACAGATTCCATTACTCAGCGCTTTAAGGGAAGCGTCAGACAAGTTCGTAGCTTGGAAAACCCCAAACGATATCGCTATGAAAATAACCGAAATGCTTAGAACACCGGGACAGCCATGGAATAGTACTGATTATTCACACTATGACGCGTCTCAAACCAAAGAAGTCATAACAGGCGTCTTTGAGTGCATTAGGTATTGGTTTAACAGTAAGGATTGGAGAATGATCGATTGGATCGAGGATGCCTTCTTACACGTACCGTTGCTCACTCCGCATGGTATGAGGTTTGGAGGAGAAGGGTCAATCAGGTCTGGTTTAGGATTAACCAATTTGGCGGGTACTTTAGGGCAAATGATAGTTGATGAAGCTATCGCTGCCATAGAGGATACATACGTTGAAGAGATCTGTTTAGGTGATGATGGTGTTAAGCGTTTTGGAGCCGAAGTAACACCTGAACTGTACCAACATCATTGTGAATCCTTCAATCTGATCGTTAGTGTAGAAAAGGGTACTTACTCAAGTAGTAATATTGACTTTCTTCAACGCAGACATACTACTGACTATGTTGTTAATGGGATAAACGTGGGATACCGTTCCGAGTTCAGGACTATTAATGGAGTTATCAGTTATGAGAACTTCACTAAAAGTAGCGATTTCCTATTAGCACTAAGAGCGATCCAGCAAGTGGAGCAGTGCCTAGATAATCCTCGCTTTCGAGAGGTAGTAACCTGGTTGTATAACGGAAATAGTGTCTTCCGTAATTACGCGCCACACGAAATTCTTTCGAAGGTCGGTGGTGTGGATAAGGCTAAAACCCTCCTAAAGAATAAGTCTTATCCGTACAACTTTCGAGATCTAAATGGTTTCGATAAATTTCAGACAGTGTTAATACTGAATGAGATCAGGAG